AGCGGCAATAGCCACGTTACCATCTTCAATCAGATTGGAACCGACATCGATGACCTTACGAAGTCTTGTGACATCGGACGTGAAGAGTGATTGCGACTTGCTTGGGTCCTTGAGTTTGAGCCACGCTGCGGAGTTCGCGTAGATCGTGATTTGCGCCCCCAAGTTGCCTGCTCCCTGTGAATACCACTGAACGAGTCCCGTCGCATCGGCAATCTGCGTGCCACCGGAGTTCAATCCACTCGCCACATTCGCAATACGTGCGGTCTTACTCTTGAGGAGATTTCCGAGTGCATGGGAATATGGCAATTTCACCTTGACATAGACATCAGCCGCCGATGCACTATTCATGTTTGGAACAGTGATGACCCATGTTGAGGTATTGCTGACGGTGCTGACAACAACCGTGTTGCCTGCTGGATTGCCCGAAGAGAAGTTGATAACTTGATTGTTGCCAACCGAAGCCCCGGTGTTGTTCTTCACGACAACGAGGATGTTGTCTATCGCATCGGACCCCGACAAGGTTCCATTGACAGCGGACGTGATACCCGCAGCACTGGTGATCGTGGTTACATTTTGTGTGAACCCCTGCCCTGTGTAAACTTTGCGACCAAAGTATTCTGTGTTCGTGAGTGGGGAGCCTCCGACTACGGCTTGATCGGCAATGGTAGGATACGGCAATTCCATAATGAGTCGGTTGAATCCCGTATCACTGAGAAAGGCACCTTCATATGGATCAGAGAGGATACCATCAACGAACAGTGCATTCTTGCTGGACGAGTTGACATCCATCGTGGTAGAAAAGAGATGTTGATTGACTGAGGTGTTCGCGTATACCAAGGCTTCAACATCTTTGAATTCATAATCAAAACGATACTTGGTCGCTGTTGTTGGCGTGCCGAAGGCAAAGGTCTCCGACCCCTGCAAAAAGGCTTTGTTATTGGACCCTTCATAGCGTCCAATCGTATGAGTTTCATTGACTGCGACACCTGCATGGGTGGTGATCGTGAACTTCACTCCCACATACGCATTTGCAATAGCGGAGAAATTTGGTGCGAGGAACATTGTGTTCGCGGAACCTGTCGCGCCGCAGTTGCAGGTTTGACTTTCCGATACATTCGCATCAAACGCATACGCTCGCCATACCGCAGTAATGATAGACGTGCCGTTGGCACCACTCTGATAATCCAGCGCACGAATACGGACAGTGCCTATTGTGGTATTGGCAGCAACCGCAGCATTAGCGATGGCAATGTTCGCAGTGCTTACACAATGCAGGACTCCTGGTTGGAGAGTCTTGAATGGAATTGGACCAACGAGGTTTGTGAATTCAATCCAATTCTGATAATCAATCGTGCTGTTGTAATTGGTAACATTGGCGGCTGTTCGTGAGCGTTCTGCCTTGATCGTTGTAGGTCCAATCGTTTCAAATTCATATCCCTGCACATACGCCTTCCCCGCTTCAATGACGATGTTGTAGGCATTCGCGTAGGTCGCATGGGGAGTGGTCGCAATCTTGAATGGGCGCACCGTGAAGGAGCCTGATTGATCGTTAGTGCGACGAGCCAGGGTCTCTTCCAATGCGGAATACACTGGATACACGACCTTCTTTGTCAGTGTTCCACCAGTCACACGAATCAATTCAATGAACTTCGTATCATCTTCAGACGTGAGAGCACGTTTGACAAGGGTGAGGTTGATCTGATAACGAGTGGCACCAGGAGCCTGATAGTTCGTGGATTCTTGTGCGGGGTCAAGAAGAGTCGCATCCATCGTCTCGTCAACAAGCACTTCGCCAATCTCTAGACCTACGCGGTAGGTTGGGGTATTGCTGAACGCATCCAAGACTACTGTTTGTGGGGAAACTTGGACGAAGTATCCATCAACATAGAATACACCCTCATCAATACTGCAAATAGACGCATCCCCAAACTTCAGCCCCGAAACAACATCCGTGAAGTTGGTTGGGGTGCTGAGGCTCGCAATGATCGCCACGCTATAGGCACTGTCGTCCGTTTTGATTGGCTGAACGAGAGTCGCGTCAAAAATCTGCCCAGAGGTGTATTTGACAATGAGATACGTTGGAGAAGTCAGAGTCGCAATGGCACCACCAATAACGTAGGCGCGAATACCTCTTGGGACCGTCTCGTTATCAACAATAAATTTACCAATGAAATTGGCGACATCGACCACGGCACCCGTAGGGTCTGTGGCTTCGACGCAGATATATTTGGTCGAAGTCGATTCCAACATGGTCTGCCCACCCGTAACGATGGACCCATTCTGATAAATGCTGTTTCCGAATTTACTAACCTGATCCTGAAGAATCGTTTGGGCTTGTGTCAATTCTCTCGACTGCACCGCATAGGATGGACGAAAGAGAATCTTGTGATAATTCTTCGTTGGGTCAAAGTCGTCGTAATACGGATTTTGTGACAGATCAATAGCCATGAAATTGCTCCCACCTTTGTTCTATTTATGCACGTTGTCTTAGAAGTTCAATACAATGTTGATAACCTCGGATTGCCCGACCACGCGGGTCACTGGTGCGCGATTGTCCGTAAACACAAGATCACCCGTTTCCTTTTCCAATCCTGGGTATGTGGCAGCAACCACCGTTCGCACGGTTCCTGATGTATTGCCCGTCAACACGGCTCCGGCGACCACTGAACCATGCACATTTGATGTTTCAACGGCATTGGAGAAGATATCCGAGACATTTGCGGTAAAATTCGCCAGCGAGACATTTGCGCCTTGATACACCAGTTCGTCTTTGATATATCCTGGTCCCGAAGTAAGCAGCAATTGGGTAACCATTGTAACCGCGATATTCGCATTCGCTGAGGTGACTGCGACATTCTCACCATATTTATGTGGTCGCAAAAGGACTCCGACTTGTCGGAAATCGTTATTTGCGGTCAACGTGGCTCCCTCTGTGGTATCGGGGAACCCAATCTGAACGGAGATCATCATGCAATTCGCCCCTAGTTCCCGCGCAGGATTGAACCCATGCCCACCATACGGGGAGAGTATTGGACGCACAGCGGCGTTTGAACCCACTCCGACCACCGTGACTTTGACATTCTGGCGAGTATACCCTGATCCATGTGCATCCAAGGCGACAGACCGAAGGTTGCCTGTTGTTACGGTAGGTGCGCCATTCGCACCGGTGCCTGAACCTGTAATTATCACCGCAGTATTGACTTGATACCATCCCGCACCATTGGAGGTGACTTGCAAGCGAGTAATCGCTCCGGCGACAAGATTGTTCGCAAATCCAAAATAGGCAGCGGATTGAGTGGTAGGAGCCGGTATCCACGCTGAGGTCAAGAACTTGCTGGTGCTTGGCACCTTGAACATATACTTCCACACATACCCATCACCAGGGCTGATGAATCCATTCGCGCTGGTGTAGTTGCCAGCGGGTTCAATCGTGGAGGGGGCATTATTACCATTGTTGAGACACTTATAGACGCTTCCTGTTGAGGTATACACATACATCGCATTCGCAGAGGTGAATAGCGCATTACTCTGATCGTCATATTGGGTGTATCGGATATTCGCGGTCCAGTTCCTACGCGGAATCACCAAGGCGATATCATTACCAGTGATTCGCTTTCCCCCTAGGAAATTGTTGTAGGTATCAAACAGTGTGTTCTCCGTATCGTAGATCACATCGGGTGTGGGGTCTGCGGGCCAGGCAACATTTCGCCCAAGCATGACGTATCCCACCATTGCGTCGTTTGATGACGTGGAGAGGTTGCTGTAGAGTGTAAAGGCTCCTTCATAGCCAAGGCGCCGAGAGATCGAAGAATTGGACATAGTGTTTCCTTGTAATGTTCTATTTATGCGACATTCGCGGCAGTGATCGGACTGGTGATGACATTCTCCTCAACCACATATTCTCCCCATAATCTCATTCCCGCAGGATGGGTCAAGTCTTTGAGAATTCCCTTGTATTTTGCCAATTCTGTTGCGGCTTTGACCACATATGAATAAGTCGTATAAAACCCATCATTCTGAAGTTTCTGGTCCGCACTCAGGAATCCCTCTGTTGTGGTGAAGCGTCCAGGGGCAGTAAAGAGATTACTCAACATGATCGCCACCGCATTTGCTTTGCCATTTCCACTACCCGTCAAGTTAATGACTGGGGGTGCTTGATACCCGTAGCCATGATTCGTGATACGGATAGTCTTGATCTTTCCTACCGGCTCCTGTGTCTGCGGTTCCAAGAGGAAGGACGTTCCACCCGATAGGGTCAGTTCCGCTGCAATGTTTGCGCCTGTGGCTGCGGGGTCATTTGAAGAAACCTGCACTGTCGGTAACGCTTCCTGACGATAGTTCATCCCTCCCACAAAATACCGACCATAGATGCCCAATCGTCGGCTTGTTGAATTGCGGGTGAATGCGGTATTGACCGTCAAGTGGGTTGCATTGATAATCGTGCTGACATAACTTGATTCACTGTTGATTTCAATATGATCGTTCGCCATAAGTTCCGTTGTGAAGAAGGTCCCCGTTCCGACCACCTGCACGTTTGACACCGCAGTATTCACCGTGACATTGCCTGTCAAGCGTGAAGGGCGGAAATTCACCGTCTTGATGCCTGTGTTGGCGATATGGAGACTGGTGACTTCCGCTGCGGCACCGATCCCTAGTCCGACACCTGGGATATTTTCAAAAGAGACTTCATCCCCTACTTGGTAATTTGATCCTCCACTACGCACGTTCATCTTCCCAAGAATCCCGAAGTAGGCAAGGGAGACATTCGCGGTTGCGACATTGGCATTTGCCGTGATCCCTGTCACATGCACAATTGGTGGATCAATGTTCAATGTCGGTGCAGGATTGAATATCGTTGTGCTGCTGGTGATGGTCAGGGAGGTCACTGGTCCCAATCGTTCAATAGGATGCTCCCCGAATATGAAATCCGTGAATGCCATTGACATAATCGTATTGACGTTCTCGGATAGCCCTGGAGTGAAATAATAGTTTGGATCGGACATTACCGTGTTCGCCCAGAGTGTCAACACATCCTGGTTCATTGGATAGTTGTTGGGATGCACCGCTTCAGACGTATCCACAGACAGGACAAACGCATTGAGTCCTGTGTTGGGGGTTGACGTAATGTAGGCTGCTTGACCGGGTTGATATCCCGCGCCTCCTTGGAGGACGGTGATATTGGAAATCAACGCGGAGAAAATCGCATCAACAATCGCGGTTGCGGGAGTGGTGGGAAAGCCACCTGTAATTACGACTGTATCCCCGACATTATACCGTGCACCCCCATCGACGATTATAATATCCTTGAGATAGGAGACTAACTGCCCGTAGATGTCAAGATATTGCCCCACATCCACCGACGAGTTTCGCGCCTGGTCATAGGTCCAGCGTCCCTTCACAATTTCAAATTGGGTAAAGGTGCCCAGTGGTTTTGACACTGCCAGGTCCAGTTGCGTGATACTATCATCTGCGACGGATTGCAGCGTTTCAGACACCGCACTTGCCCCAGAGGTTTGCCCCACAAACTTCGCGGCAATCTCATTTGTGTCAAAGTGACTGACGAAATCCGTGCCTGGATACACCACTTTGATTTCATAGCCTCCTCCTGGGGTAGCGACGAATGTAAACCACGGTTCATTGGGGCTATGGTAGTAGTCAGTGTTCAGTGTTTGCAGCACGTTATTGAGATACACGGCTGAAGGTGTGGAATTGCGAGACGTATCTATCGCACGATAGCGTGTGCTGAACCCATCAGCCACTTGGATCGTCCACATCGTCGGATCAAGGCGTAAGGACAGTGACCGTTTCCACCCACTTGTTGAGGCACGAAGAATACTGTCCTTCGGGAAGAACATTTCAATGTCTTGCTGAAAGAGCAAGCGGAACAGTAACTTCACAGATTTCTTTGTGCCCTTTGCACGGTAGAATTCTTTCGCGTGCTGAATGAAGAATGTGGGATTCGTGAGATACTGCGGGGGAAAGAGCGGCACAAATTGCTTCATGTAATAGGTGATGAAATCGTCAAGCGAAGTTGTATCCAAATCGGTATCAAGTGGTAAATTTTTTGCCACTTGCATGACTTGACCATTCATATCCATCCATTGATAATACGCTTCTACAAACGCAACGAAGGTATCGTAATCCGTGCGAATGTATTCCGGTAGTTGCTGACGAATCAGTAAACTTATTGTGTTAGCCATAGGGATTATCGCATGATGATGGTAATAGAAATTGCAGTTGAATCATCTTGATCGAGTGTCAGCAATTGGTTCTGTTGTGTTTCAACAATTGCCGACTCCGGTTCCGCACTAACTCGTAGATCATTGGTATCGGAGAGGCATCTCACTACGGTCAAATTGGGAATCGTGATGGTGCCATTGAGGTAATCAATCGTGCCAATCGTCGGATCAATGTCTACTTTCTCAGAATTGCTATTGAAATAGAACAATCGCATGGTGCCGAATTTCGCTTGCACGATTGCTGAGGCGGCCGCCGCCTGACCCCCTCCACCGGATAAGGTCACCAATGCAGAGGTATAGCCGGTGCCACGCTTGTCCAATGTGACAACCGAGACCTTTCCATTGACAATCGTAGCGGTTGCTGTTGCGCCTGTTCCATCCCCTGTAATCGTGACGGTAGGTGCTGAGGCATAATTATACCCAGGATTGGTGATCGTGATGGAATCCACCCCCGTTGAGGAATTGAACACTTCCTCCAAGTAGGCGGTGCGTAACACTGCTGCGCTATCAAAGACCGTGAAGGCACTGGACTTGATGGCTTTCTGAATGGGGGCATGGTGCAATTCGGTTGCGTAGTTGATCGTGTATGTTGTGCGCACATTGAGGGTCGGCAGCAAACGCTTCTCCAACCGCACCGAGGTTCCAGACCCCGTGATGGTTGGCGAACCGAGCGAATCGTCAATCTGTCTGCTCAGTTTTGAATCCGAATAGACCGCACCGAATTGATTGAAAGTGGTAGTGGCATAATTCACAATCGCGCTACGAACAACCGATGAGACCTGCACCGAAGTCAGCAACGTATATTTGCTCTGCACTTCAACGATAGACTCAAACTTCAGATAGACATAATCAGGGTCAACCAGCACAGGGGTAATCCCAGTGACTTTGATCGGGTCCAATAATTCGGCTATGATACGATCCTTCTCTGCATCATTGATGACCACCCCCTCTTTTGGGGCAATGGACACAAACACCTTCCCATACACCGGTGGGATATTATCTTCCCCACCCCATACGAAAATGCTTGAGATATCTGGATATGAGGCTTTAAGCAAGGACTCGTAATCCTTGACCCCTACGGCACGCCCTTGTGAGGTATAGGATTGTGGTGCTCGCACACGAATTGAATCGTCGGCTTCGCGCTCTGCCCCACCGGAGGCTGAGGAGATCGGAGTAATGATGACGTTGGAGAACCCACCAATAGAGCCTGTCGCAAACACATTGGACTTATTCGCATCAGCCCCCGCTGTGGAGAGATAGGTTGCGATCACGATATTTCCGTTGGACAGGGCTTTAGAAATTGCGTTATCTCCAAAGGTCAGTTGATACTTATTGCTGGTTGAGGTGCTCAAGTAGTAGACTGCGGAGTTGGCAGTCGAGGTAGTGATGTCCGCAGATAATGCGAACACTTCTGTTGCTGTGTTGACAGAGGACTCCTGCACGGTAACGAGCAGCGTGCTGGTATCAATTGAATCATCGGGAAGCTCAAACCGAGACGCGGGATTGCTCAAGGCTACGTAGGTGAAGGTAGCAGTCTGTGGGGTGCCGGCTTTGAGTTCTAAATTGGGGAATGGAAATGCCCCATTGTCTTTATAGACTGTGACGGCCCCTTCATTGACAAAGGTATAGTTGACTCCATCGATAGCCTGCGATTGAAATTCAGTGAATCGTTCCAAGGTCAACACCGCTTGCGTATTTCCACCTGGAGGGGTCACCAACAAATTAACAATAGCCGTGGGAGCGCGTCGGCTCACTGGGGTATAATTGAGTTCCTTGGCGCGGGACAAAATAGAGTTTCGCACCTGTGCAGAGTCAATGTAAAACTCGTTTGCCATCATGTTATAATAATACGCATTGTAGTAGGTATTGTAGGCTAAGAGGTTGATGAGTTGCGACAACCCCGATCCCTCAAAATTATAATCAAGGAAGGTCTGCTGCGATTGCAGAAACACCTTCATGTTGGTCTTGATCGTTTCAAACTCTAAGTCGGTGATAATCAATTGGTTAGGCATTTTACCTTACTCTCTCAAGTATTAGATTAACCGTCAATGGTGTCGAAGAAGAATTGATGAATACGCGCAGCGTAACATTATATTGATTGTGCTCCTCATCAGGTTCCACGATCAAGGATTGGATCGTGCAACGAGGTTCAAAGTTTTCAATGGTTTCTTGAATGAACCGCGAGATATCGCGTGCGGTAAATTCGGTTATGTTCTCAAAGAGTAACTTGCGAATGTTACACCCGATCTCAGGATGAAACGGCACTTCATAGTGATTGGTCTGAAGTAAATTTCGTATGGACCGCACCACGGCATCATTGTTCGTCAGTAGCACCAAATCCTTCCTAACGGGATGGATGGTGAAGTCTAACGGAAAATCTTGATAAACGATTGGTGTAGCCATAGTAGACCCTATTTATGTGTTATTATTTATAGATGGGGTTGCTGAGAATATCTAAAACGCCACCTGGGTTCTTATTGGCAACCGTATCAAACAAGAAGTGCGTGCAGGGATCGGCATTCAAGGCTTCCAGCCCCATTGCAACTGCGGCTTGCTGAAGTTGATTGACGCAGTTCTGAAGGAATTGGCTATCTTTGTCTACGATCCCTCTGATGGAATTGGATACGACAGCCAGGGTATCCGTGATGTCGGCAATGGTCGCCGCACCCCGTTCTAGTTTGGAGGCTACCCCTTCAAGTTGTGCAAAGAAACCATCAAAGGTGCTCTGAGAAAACAACCCAGTCGCCCCTCCCAATACCGCAAGGCAATCCTTTCCTGCGTTCACCACGGTCAACATATTTTGCATTGAGGTGCCTATCGAGAGAATTTGTTGAAGTCCTGGGGCTTGAATGCCCTGACTCTTGAGAAGCCCTGAGAGTCGGTCTGTGTGCATCATGAAGTTACCCATTGACGTGCGGACATCTTCAATAGGATCAGTGGTCAGAAAGGCAGCGGCATCAGCCTGTGTGATACTTCCGTTGGTGATATCACCGGACGCGATACCTGTGAGGGTGCGTTCAATCCGTGTAGCCCCATCTCCAACGAGGTTGACTTGGTTAATCATTGGGTTGGAGAACAGACTACCTGGGTCCGTGGTGATCTTGTCCACCAAAGTTTTTGTGACATTGGAAAAGCCCGATGTGGCGGCCGCAGGGGTCGGCAACCCAGGAATAGCGGGAATATGTGAGAAATCAAGAGAGAATGCCATGATGCTCCTTTATCCTGAAAAGACTGTCACAGAACCCATCGCGCACACTGATCCGCA